CCAGAATAATCGTCGATCTCCATCGCATTAATTTCAGATGGAACTAAATTGTAAAGCTGATGCAATCTGTCATAAATAGAAGGTGCTTCATCAAAAGTAGCATCAACATGGATGCCCATATATTTAAAACGTACAGTAGTACGGTAAGGCTTACTATTATTGTTATAAGAATCAATTAGACCACGCAAAATAGGTAAATGATTGAAATCACGTCTCAATCCTAAGTACAAAGTTTTACGCATACGTTCAACATTGACGGTTGCTGAAGAAATATTGAAACCTAATTTAACAGCCATTCGTTTGTAATTTGGACCATACACTGGAATTTCAACTTGGTTATAAAGGGCTGGATAAAAATATCCACTACAAAAACTACCATTCCAAGGATTCCGATGTATTTTAACTTCTGGTAACAAACCAGTTTTAATTAAAGATAAAGTCGCCAAATCAATATGTTCAGCAAAATTGGTTTCATTAGAATTTAACATATGAAAAGAAAATTTATTTAACATACCTAAGTTTTGAAAACAATTACCTCCTGAAGTAAAGACCGCTCCAGTAGTACGTTTCATACGCAAAGGCATCGTATAATTATATAAACTTGATAATTGTGTGGCAGTCAAACGATCGCTAAAACTGAAACGCAAATTAAATTGTTTCATAAGTTCAAGACTATATTCAATGTGTTTGATGCGCTCATCCTTAGGTTTGTTAGTCATCATGTGTAAAACAGCACGTGCCATATCCAATTCACAATCGATCTTTACTGAATTGAATGTGCTTTCAAAACGTGCTCCATCAATTTCCAAACAAATATTAAATCCGGCTCCATTATAATAAACACTTAAAGAATCATCGCCATTAATTATGGTTTTAAAACACTCATGACCTGGATCAGTTATGAGCCATAAAAATTTTTGGCCAGCTTCTGGAGCGTTAAGTCCACGGGTTGTTTGAAATTGAAAATATTTATTTTGTTGTTGTTCAACAGTCACTGCATTAAGTAGCTTGTCAAAACACCTACCTACAGCCATTAACTGAGCTCCATCCTCTGGGTTACCTATCAATCGCACAGATTTATCTTTTTCTTGATCTCGTGGAACAGCTATTTCCTTTTTAATAAAGGTCTTACATTGACGACTAAAACGAGCTATGTTACGTTTGAAATCCAATATGAACTTGTCAATTAATTTCTTCTTAG